AGCCCGCCGTCGGCAGCGAGAAGGTCACGCGCGCCCCGTCGCCGACGGCGGGCTCGAGCGCCACGAGCTCGCGCACGGGATCGCGGGGATCCTCGATCAGGAAGGCGTCCCGGAGGTAGCCCCGCGCCGAGAGGAAGGCCTCCCACGCGACGCGCTGCTGCTCCGTGAGCCCCGCGGGCCAGCGGTAGTGACGCCGGGGGCACGCGAACAGCTCGACTCGCTCCGATCGGCCGGGGCCCTTCTCTTCCAGGATCTCGACGAACGGTTCGTCGGTGAACTCGTAGTCCACCCACGGCTCGCGCCCGTCCGTCGCCCCGTCATTGAAGATCGCGTAGGCCACGGGGTCACGCCGCGACCAGCGTGATCGTGCACGAGGCCTTCAACGCGTCCCCCGCCGTCTTGTTGATCGCCGGGAAGGTCTTTCGGTTGAACATGTTTCCCGCGGCCGGGTCGTCGAACAGGCTGACCTCGGTGATGGCGCCGGTGCCGGTGCCGGCCGGGAACGTGTGGTCCACGGTGCAGACGCCCGTGCCGCCGGACGTGTACGCGACGGCAGCGCGTGCCGCCTCGGTCCCGAGCGCGACATCGACCGGTGTTTCGGCGACGGCGCCCGTGCCGATCGCGACGTAGCCGAACACCGTTGCGAGCGTGGCGGGGTTGAAGAGCCGGTCCTTCGCGCGGTCGAGTCCCGCGTTGACGATCAGGTTCTTGAACCGCCGCCGGGTCTTCACCTGGCCGTCGGGCCCCAAGAGCGCGAGGTCCCAGACGGCGCGAAGGGCCATGGGCCGCTCCCGGCCCGGTCTCCGAGCGCACTCGGCGACTTCGCGCGCAGCGCGGGCAAACGCAGCCCAGTCCATGTCGTCAGGCAGCCGGCCGCCGTCGGCCAGCCGCAGGGGCGGACGCCGACGGCGCAGCGCGAGCAGGGAGGTGAGCACGAGGGCGATCAGGATCCAGCCGAGGGGAGAGGGCATGAAGGGCTCCTCTCGCTCGTCCGGCTGGAGTCGGGCGCGCGAAGTCTCGGCGCATTGTACCGCACCGAGGCCCCGCGTGGTTGGCTGGCGGTCACGCCAATCCCACATCGATGACCCAGGACGCACCGGGCGAGCGGGCGCCCAACGGGAGCACCAACCGTGCCGATCTACGACCGCCCCGTGCGATCCATCATCCCTGAGATGGTCCGGCACCTGGCACCCAAGCCCGGGCAGGTCTTCTCGCGAGACAGCGCCCTCGCGTGGTTCAAGGAGCACTACCCGAAGATCAAACAGGGGACGATCACAGCCCACCTGACGCGCTTCGCGACGAACATGCCAAGCAGGCTGCACTATGGAGCACGCGCCGACGAGGATCTGCTCTATCAGGTCGACGGCAGCATGTTCCGCCTCTACGACCCGTCCAGGGACCCAGCGCCCATACATGCACGCCCGCCCGCTGTCGAGCCGCAGCCGCCGACCCCGGAAGAAGCATCCGGGGAAGAGTTCGCCTACGAGAGTGACCTGCGGGACTTCCTTGCCAAGAACCTCTCGCTGATCGAGCCGGGCCTGCGGTTGTACGAGGAGGAAGGGGTCACCGGTGTCGAGTTTCCCGCTGGCGGACGCTTCGTCGACATCCTCGCGGTTGATGCCAAAGGCGCCCTGGTGGTCATCGAACTCAAGGTGTCCCGAGGCTATGACCGTGTCGTCGGACAGACGCTCCGATACCTCTCGTGGATCAAGCTGAATCAGGCGGAGGCGGGACAAGGGGTGCGCGGGGTCATCGTCGCGCGCGAGATCTCGGAGGACCTGCGGCTGGCGTGCTCGGAGGTCCCTGCCGTGACGCTCTACGAGTACATGCTCTCGGTCTCGCTCCGACGGGTGCAACTTACCTCGCCGCGTCCGTAACGCGGGCGACGTCGACGCCTCACGGATTGAGTACGAGTGCCCACGACTCGGCGAGGTCCAACGCGTCGAACTCAACGACGCCGGGGTTGAGTTCGAGGGCCCACGACTCGGTCGCTTCGAACGTGTCGGCGATGGCCTTCGTGACCGTCATCGTCCACACGTCGAGGGCTGCGAACCGTTCGACGGGCTGCGCGTGGCTCGTCCGCCAGTCCTCGGACGCTTCCAGGCCCTCCTGAGTGAGCAGCGCGTAGCCGCCCTCGACGACGGCGATCTCGACGCCGATCCCGAGGAGCACGAGTCCACGGTTCAGCGGCGCGGTGCCGAGGCCCGGTGAGTAGACGAGGGACACCGCGAGGTCACTGGGCTTGCGAAGCCCCGGGGGCACGGCCCCGCCCGGCCCCTTGTAGACGGCCGTGCCCTGGCCAGTGCCGTCGGCCACGGGGACGTTCGCGGGTGCCCCGGCCGCGGGCACGCCCCACGGCGACGACTTCCACGCGACGTCCATCCGGACGTTGTACGTCTGCCCGGCCGGGAGCGGCGCGCCGGCGGGGCTCTCGGCGAGCAGCGCCCAGAGGCCGACCGTCCCGCGGGCATAGGGCGGCATGGGGAGGAGCCCGCCCGCGCCCGAGACCACCCCCGCCCCGGTGGAGTTGAGCAGCATCCCCTCGTTCACGAACCCGAAGGGGTTCGACGCCGAGACAGGCGATGTGCTCCCCGGGAGGCGCAGGTCACGGGACAGCGCGACGGGGTCCATCTGCTTGTGAACCACCGACGCGCTCGACAGAAACTCGGTCGTTCCCCCGGGGCCCGAGGTGTCCCAGGCGTAGCTGCCGCCGTTGGTCCCCGCGCCGGGGCCGACCGCCGAAACCCGCATCAGGAGCAGCTCGGGCGTGCGCACGCGCCAGAGGAGGCCCGCGTCGGCCCCCATGTCGTTGACCGGCCCCCGGAACACGAGCCCGCCCGGATCATCGAACGAGCCGGGCACGGGGCGTAGCCACGGGTTCGCCACACCCGCCACGCGCAGCATCGAGCCGAGGTCCGCGGGCGCACCGTCGGGGTGGCCCACGCCGACGTCGCCAGGAGCGAGGAGTGCCTGCGTGACCTCGTCCTCGACGCGGCCGAGCGCGCGCGCGAGCTCGTGGGCCATCTCCAAGAGCTGGTGCTGGGTCGACCCGTGGGCCAGCATCGAGAGCGGGGCGCGCTGGTTGGGCAGGCTCCGGGCGCTCGTAAACGGCGTCCACGCCCCCGTGGGCGCGCCGTCAGGGCCGACGGTCGCGAACTCGACGCCCGGGCCACCCGCTGGGTTCGCGGCCCCGTCCTCGCGCTTTCGGAACGCGAAGCCCCCGCGCCGGTAGAACTCGCGGGGCGGCCGCCCGTCGAGTGAGGCGTCCGTCACGATCTGCCCGCCGTAGCGCCCGCGGTCGCCGTTGTTCCCGACCGCCGGTCCCTGGAACGGGATGTCGGGGTCGGCGTGCGAGCGGAGCACCGGCCCGTCGATCGCCTGACGCGCGGCGAGCCCGTCGCGCCCGGGGACGGCGATGTTGGCCCCCGGGTTGTCGGCGTGGGGCCCGATCGAGAGCTCTTCGTCGAGCCAGGTCCGCATCGCCTGGTGGGTGATGTTCATCACCTTGTCGGCGTCGTCCTTCTCGACGGTGACGACCCGGCGCACCTGCTCGTTGATGATGTTGACGTCGCACGCGTCGACCGGGCCCTTCTGGACGCCGCCGATGCGGTCCTCGGGTTTCGTCAGCAGGCAGTTTCGGAAGTCCTCGACGTCCTTGATCATCCGCGCGGCCTTCTTCAGCACGCGCGCCTCGCTGAAGGCTTTCGAGATGTCCACGCCCTCGAAGGCCATCCACCCGCTGGCCGTCCCCGCCTCCAGGATCGTGCGGTTCCCCTGGACGTCCCAGGTGACCTTGAAGACCTGGAGGTCGGTCGAGGACTCGAACTGCGTAGTGCGGAGCGCCGAGGAGAGCGTGATGCGCTTGCTCATCCCGGCCCAGCGCGAGGTCGAGGCTCCCACGGGCGCGCCGTGGACCGGGGGCGTGGCCGGCGGCGGCTTCCAGGGCGAGGCGATCCCGACCTCGAACAGGTACTGCTTCTGGCCCTTGACGTCGAGGATGGCCTTCGCGGCCTTCCGCAAGCCAGGCTCCTGCTCCATGTCCACGAAGTCGGGGTCGTCCACGATGTAGGTCTGGGTGCAGCGCCAGTCGTCGTCGTAGGGCTCGCCGGCCCCGTCCCACGCGGCCGGATCGTCGCTGTAGGCGGGGCCGTGGAATGCAGGGCGGTCCCCGACGTCGGGGGGTTCGGCGAACCACGCGGCTTCGTCTTCGGTGACGGGGACCTGGAGCTCGACATCCACGAGCGGCATCTGCGAGGGCTTGTTCGCGTTCCCCGGCACGCACGCGCTCGTGGGCGGCGAGCCCCCGGCGGGCGGGAGGTAGTTCACGAGCCCGATCGAGGGCTTGGGCTTCTCGGAGAGCGTGACCGTGGTGTCGCAGAAACCGGCGTCTCGCTGGCGCTGGTTTGGGACGTTGACGCGATACTGGTACTCCTCGGAGTGCGTGGTCCCGTCTTCACCCTTCGTGTAGGCGGTGGCCTTGCCGCAGAAGCCGTGCTGCCAGAGGTTGTTCTTGATCAGCCCGGACGCGGCCGTGCCGCAGATCTCCACGGGCGGGAAGAAGTAGAGGCCGCGTCCCACGCCTTGGGCCGAGAACGCGGCCAGCGCGTCGGGGTGAGCGAGGGTGAGGTGGTAGTTGCTCCCGGGCACCGGCGGCGTCCCGCCCGCCCACTCCGATGTGTCGAGCCAGAACCGCGTGCTCGAGTGCGTGATCACGATGCGCGGGAACGCATCGCCTTCGTTGGTGCAGATGGCGCCGCGGAAGTCGTCGTTGTCGAAGAGGCCCGCGGCGACGTCGAAGTAGGCGTGGATCAGGCCGTCAGGGCCGACGGCAAGCCCGGCGCCGAGGATCTTCCCGTTGGCCAGCGTCTTGTTCCGCTTGCTCTTCCCGTACTTGTCCTCCTGCTCCTTGGTCCACACGGGACGGAGCGAGCCCTCGGAGAGCTTCACCCTGACGGGCTCGGCGTCGGCCTTCCGCGTCCCGCGCCACTCCACGCGCGTGTAGGCCTTGTCGCGGTCGGGCTTCACCTTGAGCGTGACCCACTCGGAGGTGAACGAGACGTCCTCGCCGGCGAGCGTCGTGACGTTGCGGAAGTGCCACTTCAGGTCCGCGGGGTCCACCCAGACCACGAACTTGTGGCCCATGAAGCGCAGCAGCGTGTCGACCATCACCGGGAACTGCCCCGAGGCCACGACGTCGGGGATCTCGGCGTCCAGCAGGTCGAGCTCCGTCGAGACGAAGGCGTCCCCCGTGGGCGGGGCGCACCCGTAGAACCGGAGCAGCGCGGCGTTCTTCTCGAACTGGTGCCGGAGGATGGCACCGATGGTCTTGCCCGTGAGCGAGGAGTCGTACTCGTCGCTCTCGCGGTCGGTCACGTTGTAGTACCAGGCGCCCACCTTGTCGGGACGCAAGAGGGTCACGAGGCGCGCGTTCCAGCAGGCGTCGTAGCAGTTCCAGTCCTGGGACTCGGTGGGGTCGGCCGAGAGCTGGCCGTCGGCCACCCAGCCGCGGAAGCGCACCGCCCCGTCGTGGAGCACTCGCACCGTCTGGCCGGGGAAGAGGATGCCGGTTTGGCGGTAGTCGCCCGAGACGCGGAACGTGGCGCTGTTCCCCTTGGCGCCGTAGCCCTGGGTCACGCGCACGAGGTCGATCCGCGGCGTCATCGCGGAGAGCTGCTCGAGCGAGTAGAGCGTGGTCCCGAGCTCGACGTGCCAGCCTGCGCCCGGCGAGGGCGCGGGCCCCGAGGGGTTCCACTCGTCGGCGAGGTCGTAGCACGCCAGGTTGTCCACGCGCACGTCGTCGCCGTAGACCTGGTCATGGAGCTCGACGCCTGAGGTGTGGAGGCCTCGGAGCGCCCCGACGTCGCCGGTCCAGGAGATCCGGAGCGTCCCGCGAGCGGCCTCCGTCTGCGTCCCGACGTAGACCTCGACCTTGGTGTCGTCGCCGCCCGCGAGGTCCTCGACGCGCACGGCCCACTCGACGCCGGCGTTCAAGCGCGTGGCGCTGACGTCGGGCCCGGTGTAGGTGGCGCCGAACTGCGTGGCCACGCCGTTCACGACCTTGAAGAGGCGTAGCTCGGGGTTCGCCGTGCCCATCGACCGGAGCCGCGCCACGATGCAGTTCTTCGCGTCGAGGTAGCGGACGACGATCCCGACCTCGCGCCGGCCCGCGAAGCCGGCGTTCTTCCACTTGGCCCACAGCGCCGTGCGGTGCGCCTGGCGCCCGGGGGCGTTGTCGCTCTTCGCGCGCCAGGTGACGCCCCCGATCGTGCGCGAGGCGAAGCCGTGCCCCTGGCCGTCCACGACGGGGCGCGTGCGCCCGAGCGCGTTCACGTCCCCGCTCTCGGGGAAGGAGAAGCCCGGCCAGACGACGTTGAACCAGGGGTAGCCCGCCCCGTCGAAGGTGTGCTTGTAGAGGAGGCTTGCATTCGCCACGGTCAGGACCCCACCGTGGCGAGCGTGCGCGCGTAGCTCAGCGCCCCGGAACCGCGGAACGTGTAGGCGACCTCCTTGGCCCACCAGCACTGCTCGCTCCTCGGCTCGAAGTCCCGCCAGACCATCCCGGCCCAGTAGGCCTCCACGAGGAGCACCTCGTCGCCCGCCAGGATCGGGTGGAGCGGGATCCCGACCATCAGCGAGGAGACGTCGAACGCGGTGCCCGTGGCGTTCAGCACCGTCGCGAGAGAGTACGTGCCCACGCCCGCGCGACGGATCAAGACCACGTCGCCGTTCACGTACGGATGCCCGCCCGCGATCTGGACGTACGGCACCCCGAGGCCCGTGACCACGCGCAGCGTCGTGTCGTCCTCGACCCACACGACGGGGTCGCTGCGGTGGATGCGCGCCTCCATGCCGAGCCGCAGGCCGCGCTTCACGGCGACCCAGCCCTTCTTCGTCTTGCTGCCGGGGTTGGGGAACCCGAGGCACCGGCACTCCAGGTCGAGCCCCGCGTTCGCGCTCGCGGCGATCACGAGGACCCGGGGCTGGTCGATGCCAGAGAACTCCTGCAGGAGCGTGCGGGCGTAGCGCTCCTCCGGCGCGATGGCTTCGCGCCAGAGCCGGAAGTCGCCGTAGTAGATGCGTCCCGTGGCGGCGCCCATCAGGCCGCCTTCTGGAGCTGGTCGAGGGCAGCCTTGAGCCTCGCCATCTCGTTCTTGAGGTCGTTGACGGCCTTGACGACCTGGGTCACGCCGCCCACGGCCTCGCCGACTGACTCCTTCACCTGGCCCAGGCCCTCGGCGGCGTTCGTGAGGCCCGTCACCAGCTCCTGCACGGGCGCACCCAGCTCGCCCGCGGCGTCGGCGGTCTTGCGCGCTCCGTCGGCCGCCTCCTTGGCCGAGGGGGCGATGGCGCCGAGCGCGTCCGCGGCCTCGCGCGTCGCGGAGGCCGTGTCGTCGAGCGCCTTCGTCGCCTCCTCGCGCCCGTCCTTGGGCGCCCCGCCCGACTCCGTGATCGCGGGGAGCGGGGGCCCGGGGAACTGGGGCGCGTTCGGGCCCCGGTTGCCGCCGTCCTTCTCGTGGGGATGCCCGGGCGCGCCGGGGACATCGTCGCCCTCGTCCCCGCCGCGCACGCCCATGTCGCCCGCGCCGCCGTACCAAGAGGAGGCGGGGCCACGCTGGTCGAGGCGCCGGCCGCTGCGGATCCCACCCAGGCCCGAGAAGCGCCCGTCGTGGATCGAGCGCCCCATACGCCGCCCCTTGGCCGCGCGCTCGCGCTTCTGGCGGTGCGTGGCGTCCTTCCGGGCCTGCCGCGCCTCGGCGAGGCTCCCCTCGACGAGGTTCCCCTCCTCGTCCAAGCGGTCCAGGCCCACGCCCGCGCTCTCGCGGTGGGACTTCTGCTTCGCGCCCTTGGCAGCGTCGGACTTCTGCTTGGCCTCGCGCGCGTCCTCCTCGGCCCAGAAGCGGCGCTGCTCCTGGATCACCTTCATGGCCTCAGAGCCGTACTGCTTGATCAGCTCGATCTCGCGCTGGCGGCGCTCCTCGCGCTTCCGGAGCTCGTCGGTCCCGGCGGCGAGAAGCGCGCGCTCGTTTCGGAGCTTCGAGACCTCCTCGTCCGCGGCCTCAGCCAGACGACGGCGGACCTCGACGCGCTTCTCCTCCTCGCGCTTGGTCTCCTCGGCGGCCTTCTTCTCCTCCTTGGCCTTCTCCTCCCGGCCCTTGGTCGCCTTCTCGTACTCGATGGCCTGGCGGATCGCCTCGGCCTCCTCGCGCTTCCCCTCGTTGATCAGGTCCTGCATCAGCTTCTGGCGGCGCTTCGCCTCCAGCTGCTCCTGGGAGAGGGTGAGGATGTCGAACTCGCGCCGGGCCTGCTCGACGAGCGCGCGCGAGGCCTCACGTCGAGCCTCGGCCTCGCGGCGGTCACGCTCGGCTCGCTGCTCGGCCTCCTTCTGCACCCGGGCAGCGGAGGCCTCGGAGGCCTTCTCGTCCTCCTCCCGGCGTCGCCTGCGGGACTCGGCCTCCTGGCGGTCCTCCTCCAGAGCCGCGTGCTCGGGGCTCTTGGCGCCGGCCTTCCTGAGCGCGATCCGGCCCTCGACGCCGCGCCGCTGGGCATCCGTGCGGGCGTTCAGGAGCTCGATCTCGTCGCGCAGCTGCAGGAGCTCCTCGGCCTTCTGCTTGGCGCGCTCCTGCGCCTGCTCTGCGGCGCGCTTGGCCTCCTCGGCGGCCTTCTCCTGCTCCTTCCGGAGCCGCTCCTGCTCCTCCCGGGCCTTCTGCGACTCGGCGCCGAGGAACGAGAGCGCGCTCGTGACCGCGGCGATCCCGAGCCCGATCGCACCCCCGCCCGCGAAGCCCGTGACCATCGTGGAGACGAGGCTCCCCACGCGGCTGGAGGTGGCGCCGGCGACGTCGCCGAGCTGGAGCAGCCCGCTCACGGCGTTGCGCCCGCCCGTGGCCAGCACGCCCATGCTGACGTTGCCGCGCCGGCCGAGCTCGTCCATGGCCCGGGAGCCCCGGCGGCTCGTCTCGTCGGCGGCCTGCCCGACCTGGCGCGTGGCCTGGGCGGCGCGCTTCATCCCCTGCTCGAGGTTGCTGACCTCGGCCGAGGCGGTCGCGCGGAGATTGCGAAGGGTGCCGGCCACGGCTCAGTCGCCTCCCTCGTCGAGGGACGCGGCCGCCTTGGGCTTCGCGTAGATCAGCTCCATGCGCCGGCCGACCTCGGCCTCGATGGCGGCCAGGGCCTGCTCCTTCACGGCGTCGAACCCCGCCCGGATGAACGAGCGCGGCGGGATGTGGAAGGTGCCGTTCTTGGTCTTCCTCACGTAGCCGAGCTCGACGTGGGCCGGGTGCCAGCCCTCGGTGGTGCCGGGCTTCGCGTTCTTGGGCTGCCTGCGGGGCGCCAGGACCGCCTTGTCCACGAACACGGCGACGCCGATGCCCTTCCGGGAGCGGCGGCTCGCGCGCAGCTTGATCGCCTTGGCGAGGTTGCCGGTCTTCTTGGGCACGCGCGACCGGATGGCGGCGAGGATCACCTTCCCCCCGGCGCGCAGCGCCGGCCGGAAGACCTTCTTCTGCGCGCCCAGCGCGAGCGCGTTGAAGGCCTCCTCCAGCTCCTTCGCGCCTTCGAAGCGCACGACCATGGACCGTGTGGTGCTCATGTCAGCCCCGGTTCGTGTTCACGCGGTCGGCGAAGGAGAGCAGCCGCTGCCAGGAGAGGGCCGGATCGTCCCCCGGAGGCGCGGCGCGGGGACGCGGCTTCGCCCGCCTCCCGCCCTCGTCCAGCCACCGGAAGTACGCATCCCACTCGGAGACCTCCCGGGAGCTCAGCTGCTCAAGGAGCAGGCGCGGGCTCGCTACGTGGAGCTCGCGGCAGAGTCGGAAGAGGAAGCGCCTCCAGGGGGCGCGACGGATTTTCCCAGGAGGCCCACCACCTCCTCCTCGCTCACGGCCGAGAGCCGGTCCACGACGCGGTAGAGGCGGTCGAGGACGCGCGCGTCCTTCGACGCGAGGGCCTCGACGTCCTCCAGGCGGAAGATCGGCTTCCCCTCGGTGTCGCGCGCCGTGCGCACGACGGCCCGGGCGTGGAGCCGCTTCCTCCCGGCGCCGGGGGCGAACTCGGCCTGGGAGGCGAGCTCGGTGCTCTCCTCCTCCAGGGCGTCGCGCTGGTCGGCGGTGAGCGGGTGGACGTGGACAACGATCCCCTCGCCCCACTCGGGGCAGGGGACGAGAACGGGCGCGAGGCCCTTGGACGCGAGGATCTGGTCACGCAGGTTGCTCATGGTCAGGCCGCCTTCACGACGTTGAGGAGGCCGGTGAACTTGACCGTCAGCGTGGCGGTCATCTTGGCCCCCAGGTTCATCTCTGCGCCCCACTCCTGGAGCCACCCCTGGCCCACGAGGCGCGCCGCGGTGGCCGCGCCCTTCGGGCGCCGGTACGTGACCTCGATCTCCTCGGGGTCGTCGGGGTCGGTGCGCTTGGGCGGGTTGCTCGGGTCGTAGTGCACCTGGAGCTGGAGCTGCCCCGGGTCCTCGAGCGGGTCGACGATGAACGTCTTCCCCCCGATCTCGTCCTGGCTGGGCTCGGGCGTGCCCATGTGGCTCGTCTCGATCAGCGCGCGGGCGATGCCCGAGTGCGAGACCGTGAGGATGTCGGCCTGGAAGCCGCTCTTCCCGAAGGCGATCTTGAGGCCGTTGGAGACGCTGACGAACTTGTTGCTCACGGGGTCACCTCACGGGCTCGCGGGCGTGCCACACCTCGAAGTCCATCCGGCGCACGAAGAGCCGCCGCTCGCTGCCGTCGCTGGCCGTCTCGACGTCGTCGGCCTCCTCGGGCGAGGAGATCTCGACGTCCTCGGTGCCCATCGGCCCCGAGTAGCGCGAGAGGCACGCGCGCAGCGCGCCAGCGATCTCGTTCCGTTCCCGGTTCGAGGAGGCCACGACGGTGAACTGGTAGGTCGGGCTCCCGATGGCGGCCTCGCCCGCCAGGTGGTCGTGCGGCGGGTTGCTCAGGCGCGAGCGCAGCACGTAGGGCACCTGGGCCGAGGCCGGCGCGAACTCGGGGTAGATCCGGTCCCCGACGAGGCGCCGGAGCGTCGCGTCCGAGAGGCAGTGGTCCTGGAGGGCCTCGTCGATCACGTGGCGACCTCCTCGGCGAGCACGATCGTCTCGTCCCTCCCCTCGTCCGTGTTGAGAACGGAGTGGACGTGGAGCGCGCGGCCCTCCTCGAACACGAGCCGGTCGCGCGCCTGGAGCGTCGGGTGGTAGCGCAGCGTCACTCGGTGGGTCACGCGGGGCTCCTGGCGCTGGGCCAGCTCGAGCTTGCGCCCCGAGAGCGGCTCAACCTTCCCCCAGGCCACGCCCTGCGGCGCCCACTGGGTCACGACGCCGCCGTCGGCCTCGCGGTCCTCGACCGCGACCTCGTGGACCAGCAAGTGGCGCAGCTCGCCCAGGCGCATCACGGCACCGCGTGCCCGCTGGCGAACGGGCCTCCGGGGACGAGGTCGATGCCGCCGTCGCCGTCGCCCACGCCGAGGATCGTCGCGTGCATGCCCGAGGCGAGGTCGGCCGCGGGGGCGATCCCGCCCCCCGTTCCCGAGACGACGTAGATCGTCCCCTTGGCCGGCGCAGCAGCGGCGCCCACGATCGCCTTGCCACCCTTCTGGTAGCGGACGGGCTGGTTCGCCAGCGCCCCGTGGAGCGCGACCCCCTTGGCCTTGGCGGCCGCGAGCGAGAGGTTGCTGTCGGCGAGCTTGATGCGCCCGTCGGTGGCGTCCTCGTAGACGGACTGACCCGCCGTGACCGTGGCCCCGGCGACGCCCGTGCCTTCGACGGCGCCGGCGCCAGCCTTGACCTGGGAAGCGGTGAGAACGAGGTCAGCCATGGGTCACTCCACGGGGGAAGAAGGGAGCAGGCGTGCGCGTGCCCGCGGGGTGGTCCCCTCGCCGGCGAACACCGCCGACGTCTCCAGCGGGGGCTCCCCACGAGTCGCTTCACGCCTTGCTCTGTACGGGTTCGGCCTCACGCGGCCTCCGGGATGCGCTCGCCGGCCAGCAGCACATCGATGCCCTCGGGCACGAGGACGGGGGCGAGGCCCGCGAGCACGGCCTCGCGGTGGCGGTCGTAGTGCGCGACGAGCAGCCGCACGGCGTGGACGAGGTTCGGGGCCTTCGCGAGCAAGTCCGCGGGCTCGTCGCCGAAGCCCGCCTTGAACGTGACGGTCACGGCCTCGCGCTCGGGGCTGCTCGCCGGCCAGGACTTCCCGTGGGCGAGCCACACGCGCCCCGGGCGCCGGTGGTTGCTCACGACGTAGGTCGCGGGGTCCAGCGTCTGCTCGGCGCCCGCGGGGTCCAGGTACTTGATCGACTCCACGGACTGGAGCGGGGGCATCGGGAGCTCGATCGCGCAACTGCCCCAGAAGCCGTCGACCTTGACCTCCACCGTCTGCGTGAGGAGCGCGAGCTCGGTGCCGCGCTCCACACGCTTCCGGGCCGCCCCCACGAGCGCCCGGACGATGTCGTCCTCGGCCGCGGTCGTGATGCGGCACCAGAGCTTCGCCTCGGCCAGCGTGAGCGGCTCTTTGGCGGGCCCGGAGATGACCTTCCGCGGGAGCATCAGGCCACGATGTCCGCCGTCAGGCCGTCCTTGGCGAAGCGCGGGCCCCAGCGCACGTAGGTGACCACGCCCTCGTCGGTCGCCGTGGCGAACTCAACCTGCGCGCTCACCGCAGCCGGGACTACGCCGGCGTCCGTGCACGCCTGGCGCACCTCCTCGGCCAGCACCTCCAGGTGGACCTGGTCCCCGACGGCGTCGGGCTGCGCGGCGAGCGCGTGCGCCTTCACGACCACGTCCGTGCCCGAGCCGTCCTCCTTGGTGTTGGCCAGGATGCGGAAGGTGTCCACCGCCCCGGTGCCGATGGTCCGGAAGAAGGTGACCACCAGGCCGAAGAAGTCGCGGAACGGCACCCAGGCCACGTCGACCGGGTTGACGCCGTCGGGGTCGAAGTCGTACTGCCGCACCGCGTGGTTGGCGAGGAAGCGGTTCGTACCGAGGACGCTGACGCCCATGGGGAGATCTCCTGCGGGGGTTGCGGGGGTGCCTCGCGCGCTACGTCGCGATGGTCACGAAGGGGCTGAGGGTGGCGGCGCCCTTCTTGGGCGTGAGGGCGGCGTTCCACCACGGGGCGCCGGCGTTGCGGAGCCAGAACTTGAAGACGCGCTCGTGCTCGAGGAAGCGGACGTGGATCGACTCGGCGCGCTCGGTCGTCTGGTAGGTCCCCTCCAGGTACTGGGACCAGGCGCCCAGCAGCAGGTCGCCCTTCGTGCCCTTGGTCTCGGCGAACTCCGTGAAGAACACGGGGCGGCCGAGCAGCATGTCGGGCACGTCCTCGCCGCGCGCGGGGTTGAAGAGGAACACGTCGCCGTTGGTGCCCGAGATGTGCGCCTTGGCGAGGTCCTCGTAGGTGTCGTGGTTGGCGAGCCAGATGGCCTCGCTGTAGCGCCAGCAGCGCCGGCGGGCCGTCAGGATGTCGGCCCCCTTGATCGAGGCCGCCGTGTTGCGCGCGATCGCGACGAGGCAGGGCGAGTTGAGCACGCCCAGGTACTCGCCGATGCCCGAGCCGTAGAGGCGCTCGAAGAGGATGCGCGCGGCGAACTCGTCGTTGAAGCCGGCGTCGAGCAGCGCTGCGAACGAGATGGGCGAGTCGGTGAGGATGCGCTCCGTGGCGATCGCGACGCCGAAGAGGTCGTCCACCGAGAGGCGGATCTTCTCGAACTTCATGCGGCTGGAGGCGGCCGCGACCGTCTCGGCCTTGCGCGTGACGGTGAGCCCGCCGCTGACCGAGGTCGTGTGGTCCTTGTCCACGCGCGCGGGCCACTCGACCACCGGCGAGGTCATGGGGAGCGCCGTGGTGCGGCCCGCGACCGGGTCGGCCTCGGTCGGGGTGGTCATGAGCGTGGGCGAGAAGCCGGTCGGGAGCAGGAAGTTCCCGTGCGGGTCGCTGTACTCGCCGTGCTCGTCGGAGCCCGCGGCCGAGAGGAACCGCAGGCGGTCGTCCAGGCGCCGCGAGGTCGGGGCCTCCAGGACCGTGAGGAGGAAGTCCCGCGGGCCCTTGAAGCCACACTTGGGGTCGTCGCGCCAGGCCTCCCGCGCCACGAGGGGCTCGCCTTCGGGGCTGGCAGCCTGCCGCGGGCGGGGCTGGCTGTAGCTCGCGAGCGCGGAGCCGTTGGCCTGGAGCCGGTCGGCGCGGGTGCGGTTCGCGGTGGCCTCGACGTCGAAGGCGTCGGCCTCGGCGAGCAGGCCGTCGAATCGAGCGGCCTCCTCCTTGGAGAGGCCGCCATCCTTCTCGGCGAGCGCGTTGGCCTCGGCGCGCTTGGCGGCGGCCTTCTTGGTGGCTTCCTCTGCGACGAGGGCGAACTTGGACACGGCGTGCCTCCTCGGCGGGGAGGGGCACTGCAAGGCGTGGCGCCCCCCGCGGTGGACGGGGTGAAGGCGCAGCCACGCGTCACAGCACCGGGCACGGCCTCGGTACGGCGCTCAGCTACTCCGCGATGCGCGCTCGGGGCACAGCCGCCGAGGCCTCGCAGGCGATCGCATCCCGGGGCACAGCCCATGGGAGGTCGCTACGGGTTACACGAGAGAGTCAATCATGACTCGGGGACATGGCAACGGGAATCTGCCTCTCGATCGGTGAGCCGATGTGTACGCAACTCTCCGCTCCCTACCGAGCGAGTCGCGCCTTCGCTGCCCTCGCGCGCAGCGGGGCCGTCACGCGTTCCACCGTCGCGTCGAGCGACTCGACGCGGTCCAGGAGCCCGAGCCCCTTCGCCTCGCCGGCGAGCCACACCGCCCCGGTCCAGATGGCTGAGGATTCCTTCGCGCCGAGTTCCCGGCCGTCGCGCACCCCCGCACGGAAGAACGAGTCGAAGCCGTCCACCAAGCGCTGGGCCTCGGCGAGGTCCTCGGCGGTGACGGGAGTGCCGGGGGCCGCGGCGCCCTTCCGCTCGCCCGTCGAGACGACGTGGACCTGGACGCCCTCCATCTCGGCGGACTTCGAGAGGTCGTAGAGCACGGTGAACGTGCCCAGGCTCCCGACCATGGCCATCTCGTTGGCCGCGACCGTGCGCGCCTGGCTCGCGACCCAGTAGGCCGCCGAGGCACCAGCGTCCTCGAGGTAGGCGTGGACGGGCTTCGCCTCGCCCACGGCGGCGACGTCGTCGGCCAACTCCTTCGTGCCGGCCACGTGCCCGCCGGGGGAGTCGATGTGGAGCAGGATGGCGCCCACCCGCTCGTCGGCGGCCATCGCCCGCAACTGGCGACGCGCGTCCACGCTGCTGTAGCCGCCGTACTTGGAGCGTGCCTTCATCGAGAGGCCGTGGAGCGGGAGGATCCCCACCCCCTCCGGCGTCACGAAGTAGGAGAGCGGGGGCGGCGGAGTCCCCTCGACCCGGACGTCGGTCGGCGTCGGCACGCCCGGGAGCGCCGGGGCCCCCTGCGCCCGCGGCCGCCAGAGGCCCGATCGGATCGCCGCGAGCGACTCCTGCAGGAAGGAGGGCAGGATCGCCCAGACTCCCAGGTGCGAGCGGAAGCAGTCGGCGGTGGGCTCAGGCAGCACGGGAGGCCTCCGGGGCGACGGGGAGAAGGAGCGCGGCGAGGACGGCGTCGGCGAGGGCCTGGGCGCGATCGGCCTCGGGCGCCCGCGGGGCGCGGAGGTCGATCGTGGTCCACGCCCGCGCCACGGCGTCCAGGTCCGCGGGCCGGACGCGCGCGGCGGGGTGGCGGCCGGTGATCGCGTCGATCGCGAGGCCGGCGGGCCCGAAGGCCTCCACGACCAGCTCGCGGAGCCGGGCGTTGAAGCCCCGTGCCCACTGGTCGAGCGCCGCGGGGTTCTGACCGTTCTTCTTCAGGGCCGCATCGACTTCGTGGGCCTCCTTGCGCGCGAGGACCGTGGCCGTGTGGATCAGCATGGGCCGGAGCGCCTCGGCCTCGGCTCGGACGCCTCGCCACGCAGCCTCCGCGTCCTCGTCCTCCTCGTCGTCCTCGGGGGGCGGGGGCTTCGGCTGCCCCGGCGGCAGAGCCTTGGGCTTCGCGCCCGCGTCCTCGAGCTTCGTCATCTGGGCCTGCACGCGGTACTCGTCCGCGGCCGGGTCCTCGATCGGGTTCATGTCCTCCAGGTCGCGGATGTCGTTCTGCGAGAGCCACCCGTCCCGGTAGCCCGCCGAGTAGTAGGCGATGCGCGTCGAGACGTCGCCGCGGAGCAGCCCCTGGAGCACGAACCGCACGAAGAGTCCCTCGGCGCGGTCTTCGTCGGTCAGGAGCTTGACGGCGATCTCCTCTTCCCAGGTCTGGACCTGGGGAGTCAGGAAGTCCACGACGTAGTCGGTGTTGAGCGCGTCGAGCGACGACCACCCCTGGGCGCGCTTGAAGTACTGCACCTTCGCGAGCTGCATGCGGAACCAGCGCGCGACCTCCTCGACACCGAACTCCCGCTGCTCAAGGAACTGCGCCTCCTCGGGCGGGATCCCGAGATCCTTCACGTCGACCTCGACGTCGATGATCGGCATGCGCCGGGCGCCGACGACGTTCTTCTCGCGGTCGCCCTCGATGCGCTTCCTGAGCGCCTCGCGCGCGTCGGCGTTCAAGGTCTGCTTCGTGAAGGCCACGAGGCGCTTCGCGAGCCCCTCTCCAAAGAACGCCGCCGCGTGGCGCTGCGCCGCGAGCCCCAGGCCCAAGGTCTCCGACGCGAAGCGCACGACCGAGTAGCCCTCGACGCCCGAGCCCAGCCCGCGCAGGTGGAACACATCCCGCGGCGCGATGGGCACCTCGCGAGTCCCCTCGCCCCGGACGTGGTAGACGAGCGTGCGGCCGTCGCGCTTGAGCTCGGGCCTCACGCGCCCCGGATGCACGGGCCAGAGTTCGACCGGCGCGCCGGTCCCGTCGCGCACGATCTCGGCGTAGGCGTTCCCCCAGGCCATGCGCCGGTGCTGCATCACCTGGGCGAACACGCCCCAGGACATGACGGGGTTCGGGCGCTTCAAGACGTGGGCGAGCGGGTGGTCCTGGACGAGATCGCTCCCGCGCTGCTCGCCCCGCGAGCGCCGGAGCTGCCGGGGCAGCTTGGCGACGTCCTCGGCGCCGTTCCGAAGGCAGGCGTAGTAGACGGAGAGCCCGAGCGCAGACTCGGCCGTCACGCGCTCGCCGCTCGCCGTCTGGCGCCCGAGCGCCCAGCCCGTGAGCCAGTGCGCGGGGTTCTGGAGGTCCGTGGTCTCCCCGAAGCTCGCGCTCGCGCGCGCCCCGCCGCCGAAGAGCCGACGCAGGATGCCGATCATGCGAGCACCCCGTCGCCGGAGAGCAGCGCATCCTCGATGCTGGGGCCCTGCCCGCCCGAGAGCGCCATGCCCATGCCAAGTGCCATGATCAGCGCCGTGATGCCGTCGATCTTCTCGCGGCTCTTCTTCTTCGACGGCTTCCAGTTGTCCGCCGCGTCCTTCTCCCACATAAGGTTGGAGGCCATCCACGAGAGGACGGGGTGCCCCCCGTGCCTCAGGTCGCCCGAGCGCACGAGGATGTCGAGGTACTTGCTGGGCCCGTTCATGGACACGAACCCCTGGCCGAAGAGCACGACGTCGATCCCCGCGTCCTGGAGGTGGTTCACGACCTGGGCGGCGCCGAAGCGGTCGAAGCCCAGCGACCGGATCCGGTAGCGCTTGGCGAGCTCGACGGCCTTCTTCTCGACGTGGTCGAAGTCGGTGGCGTTGCCGTCCGTGAGCTGGAGGAACCCGTCGCGCGCCCAGCCCATGTACGGCACGCGGTGGCGCTTCTCGCGGGCGACCGCCCCCTCCTTCGGGCACCAGAAGAAGGGCAGCACGGCGTTCCCGTCGTCGGGGAACACGAGCACGAGCGCCGTCAGGTCCTCGGTACTCGCCAGGTCCAGGCCCGCGTAGCACTCGTGGCCTTCGAGCTGGGCCGCGAGCTCGTGGTAGCTGCGGTCGCCCCGGCACGCCTCCCACTGGCGCATGTCGAAGGCCGCGACATCGGCATTCGTGCGGATGTTGAGGTGGAGCCGGAGGAACGTGTTGAGGTAGGCGGGCGACTCCTTCGCACGCGCGCACTCCCGCTCCAGGTACTCCTGCTTCACCGAGACGCCGAGGTTCGGATTCGCCTTCCGCCACACGGCGGGATCGGCCCAGTCGTCGGTCGGCAGCGCCTCGTAGACCACCGGGAGGAACGAGGGGTCGGCGATCGCGCGCTCGCGCACCTTCTTCGCGTACTCGTACTTCTCGTTGCAGATCGAGACGCGCTCGTAGTCAGACGTCGTGATGTGGACCGTGAGCGGCTGGCGCCGGGCGCCCGTAGCGGTCTGGAGGACGTCCACGAGGTCGCGCGTGGGGTGGGCGTGCAGCTCGTCGATCACGGCGCCGTGCACGGAGAGCCCGTGCTTGGTCTGCGCGTCGGCCGTGAGCGCCCGGAAGATCGAGCCCGTCTCGGGGACCTCGATCGACTTGAAGGCGCGGTAGACACGCGTGCGCGCGAGGAGTTCCTGCTGGCGCGCGATCATCTGCATGGCGCAGCGGAAGATCAGCGCGGCCTGGGCCTGCTCGGCTGCCGCCGAGTACACTTGGGCTCCGGGCTCCCCGTCGCAGAGCAGGAGGTAGAGGGCGATCCCCGCGCAGATCGCGGTCTTCCCGTTCTTGCGAGCGACGAACACGAAGCCCTCGCGGTACCGCCGATGGCCCGTCGTCCCGTCCACCCAGCCGAAGAGGTTCCCCACGATCGCGGCCTGCCAGGGCTCCAGGTCGAAGGGCTCCCCGGCGCGCTCGCCCTCGACGAACACCAGCATGTCGTGGAAGAACGAGATCGCGCGCCGTGCGAGCGCCACCTCGAAGCGCTGCCCCGGGAGCGCCGTGGCCCACGGGTCGTAGCCGGGGATCTCCGTCCGGCAGACCTGCTCGAGGGCCGCGTCGCCCCAATGCGCGAGCGGGATCGGGGGCTCGGGCGCGCTCATCCCGTGAACCTCGTCGGGTGGAAGTAGTCGAAGGCGGGGTCAGTCATCGCCGGCGGCTGGGCGATCAGGCGCGCGCGCGCCGCGGGCGTCATGCCGAAGTGCGTCTCCATGCGCAGCAGGTGCTCGGAGACCTGGAGCGCGAGGCGCAGCTGCGGGTAAGGCCTGACGCCCACGACCTCTCCGCGGGTGTTCTTGATCGGGTGCGCGTGGCCGGACTTCCTGAGGAACGCCAGCAGCTCGTCCCACACCTGGAAGAGCTCGCAGTAGCGGGCGAACGTGCGCCCGTCCACGAGGGCGATCATCCCGGCCGCGTCGAGCCGCGGGACGACCTCGTCCCACACGACGGCGGCGCCGGGGCTCAAGGCCGCGGGGCGCGGAGGCGCCTGGGGCTCGGGCATGGGCTCGCCCGGGCGCGTTCCCGCGCGCCAGCTGCCGCGCAGGCCCAGCTGACGCGACGGGGTCGGGGAGGGTCCGCGAGCGCCCATCTCAGCTGCGCCCCTTGCGCACGGCCTTCTGGCCCGTCGCCTTCTCCCACCGCTCGACGATCACGTCGGTGTACGCGGGGTCTAGCTCCATGAGGAACGCGCGTCGCCCGAGGTGCTCGCAGGCCATGAGCGTGCTGCCCGAGCCGCCGAAGAGGTCGAGCACGTTCTCGCCGGACTTCGACGAGTACTTGAGCGCGCGCGCCGCGAGCTCGACGGGCTTCTCTGTGAGATGGATCATCTTCTGCGGCGTCACCTTCTTCACCTGCCACAGGTCCGGCACGTTCGCCGGGCCGTAGAACACGTGCGCGGCGCCGATCTTCCACGAGTAGAAACACCACTCGTGCGCACCCATGAAGTCCTTGCGCGTGAGCACGGGGTGCTGCTTGTCCCAGATGATGGTCTGGCTGAAGTAGAGGCCCGCCTCCTTCAACGCCGGCGGGTAGTTGGCCACGTTGGCGTAGCCACCCCAGATGTAGGCCGCGCGCCCGGGGAGCATGACGCGCGAGGCGTTGCCGAACCACGCGCGTAGACGCTTCTCGAACTCCTCGTCGGTGAGGAAGTCGTTGGCGAGCGGGCGGTCCTTCGCGCGCATCTTCCTGTGCGTGGGCTTGCTCTTCCCCGGGTGGCGCGCGAGGTCCATCGCCTGGTGGTGGCGCTTCTCGGGCGCGGCGAACGAGGAGAGCCCGGCGCGGATCGCGTTGTTCGAGCGCGGCTCGACCTTCACGTTGTAGGGCGGATCGGTGTTCAGCAGGTGGACCGGGGCCCCGTCGAGGAGCCGGTCGAGGTCCTCCACGCTCCCCGAGTCGCCGCAGAGGACGCGGTGCTCGCCCAGCACCCAGAGGTCGCCGGGCTTCGTGATCGGGTCGTCGGGGGGCTCCGGGACCTCGTCCTCCACGAAGTCACCGGCAGCGTCCGGGAAGAGCTTCTCCAGGTCGCCACGCAGGTCGAGCAGCCGGAGCGACTCGCCCAGGTCGGGCAGCGCGCCCACGACCTCCTCGAGCAGCCCCAGCGCCTCGACCGTCCACTCGCCCGAGATCCGCGGCGAGTTCAGCGCCAGGTTGAGCGCCTTCTCCTCGGCCTCCTCGACGTCGATCACGACGACATCCGTGGCCTCGACGCTCTTGGCCTCCAGCACCTTGAGCCGCTGGTGGCCGCCGACGACGCGACCGGTGCGCGCGTTCACGATGATCGGCTGCACCAGCCCGAAGCGGCCGATGGACTCGCCCAGGCCGGCGAGTGCGTCGGGCGAGATCGATCGCGGGTTGTAGGCCGCCGGCATGAGGTCCGCGACGCGGCGGTTCTCCAGGCGCACGCGGCCCAGGCCGCTCTGATCAGGCTTCGCAACCATGGGGACCTCCGGAGAGCACGGGCTCTGAGAGCCAGGCCAAGAGCTGAGAGCGCACGGCCGCGAAGCCACGGCGGATGTCCAGGCGGTCGAGGAACAGGGCGAGGGGGCCCCCGTCGATGGGGTCCCGGGTCCAGCACCGCGAGAGCAGCTTCGAACAGGGGCTGGCCGCGGGGTGGCAGGCCCAGGCGTTGCGGTCGGGGTCGCGCGGGATCACGGCCGCTCTCCGGGGGGAGAGGACAGTCGGGACAGACGGGACGGTCGGGTTGTCATGTCGGCCTCCGCGTGTGGCGACGGAACCGAAACCTCCAGGGCCATTTCTCGGGCTCCGGCGGGAGGTTTCGTCGCCAGCACCCCGGCGGGTAGGGCGTCCAGGGCCCCAACCGGGACCAGGGCGGCCACGGGGCGCCCGTGCCGGGTCACGACGACGGGCTCCCCGCCCGCCTCCACGGCGCAGACAACGGCCTTGAGCGTCGCCCGGAGTCGCCGGACGGGGACGGTGCGGGGGGCAGGGGCCGTCACGGCGCCACCCCCTTGGGCCCCGGAGCAGGGCCCAGGCCCGGTGCCTCGGGGTCCGGGTCGGGGAGGGCCGCCGCGACATCGGCCACGTTGGGGAGCATGCGGCCCAGCAGGTCGAGCGCGGCCAGCGCCCCCGGGGGGACCAGGGCGGCCACGGCGCGCCCACGGCGGGTCAGGACGATCCGCTCCCCGTCCTGCTCGACGGCCCGGACCAGGTCCAGCAAGTCCCGCTGGGCGGCCTTCAGGGCGACGCGGGTCACGGCCGCCTCCCCTCAGGTACGTACGTCGGAGGGCCATTTCTCGGGCTCTCCTGGCCGTTCGTGGCGTTTCCCGTATCCCGTGAAAATCGCGACACGCCCCCCCGCCCCGCTCGGGGGCTCCTCCCCCCTAGAG